TAAAAAAGTAAATAAATTAGAAAAAGAAGAGCATGATAAAATAATTGATTTTCAAAATAAAATAAGAACCATGTTACAAAATATGGGAGTTTTAGAATCGCAAAAGCATGCAATTTTACATGAGCTAGCTGGTGTTAATGAAGATCAAGAAAAGCTAAAAAAAGAATTAGAAGATAAGTACGGACCTATTAATATTAATTTAAAAGATGGTTCATATGAGGCGATTAAAGATAATGTCAAGTAATATAAGGAAAATCAGTATAGGAGCAGATTATAAAAATGAAGCCATGCATTATGCTGTAGGCCAACAAGTTTATGGAGGCCATGAAATCTCTCATATATTACACCAATCTGAAGATAATTCTTATAATATTTTAATTAAAAAAAACAAAGAAATTGTACCTTGGAAGAAATTCAATTCTAATATGGCAATCTCTGTTGAATATGATTTAGAATATTAATGAAAGGTTTATTTAATTTTATTATATCCCCTATTGATGGAAGATATAATAATGAAAAAGAAGTAGGTGATTCTAAATTAGTTGTTAATACAAGTATAGAAGAATTTGTATATATAAATAGAATGGCCAAAGTAATTTCCACCCCTACAAGTTTATGTACTAATATAAAAAAAGGGGATGTAGTTGTAGTACATCATAATATATTTAGAAGATGGTATGATATACGAGGGAATGAAAGAAATAGTAGAAATTATTTTACTGAAAATTTATATTTTTGTCCTTTAGACCAAATATATTTATATAAACAAAAAGATGAATGGTTAACAAATTTAGATTATTGTTTTGTAAAACCTGTAAGAGAAACAGATAAATCTAAAACAGAAATATTAAAACAACAAAAAGGGGTGTTAAAATATACTAATGATATATTAACACAACTAGATGTCCATAAAGAAGATGTAATAGGATTTAATCCTTTAAGAGAATGGGAATTTGTAATTGATGGACAATTATTATATTGTATGAAATCTAAAGATATTGTTATTAAATATGACGAATATAAAGGAAACGAAACTGAATATAATCCAAGCTGGGCACAAAGCAGTTGAAGAATTAATCAAAGTTGCTAAAGAACCAATTGTAGATTCAGACGAAGATATTTCCGCAGACAGATTAAAAAACGCTGCAGCCACTAAAAAATTAGCTATATTTGATGCTTTTGAAATTCTAAATAGAATTAATGAAGAAAAAGATATATTAGAAAATAAACCTAAAGAAGTAAAGAAAGAAAAACCTTTTAAAGGTTTTGCAGAAGGGAGGTCTAAATAATGTATAAACAAACTTTATATAAAATATTAGATAGCCATATTAAACCCAAAGTTATAAAAAGATTAAATCGTTATAAAAAATGGGAATATGGATATAATGAAGACCATGATGTTATAGTTATTAGCAAGACAGGTGAAATAGGAGATGTATATGAAATACAAAATCTTAAAATTGCCTTACCAAAAATGCCTAAAACTATTATTAAATTTGAAAGTAATTCGTGGGAGAAACATATATATCCTAAAGAATTACAAAGAATAAAGACAGTATTTGATTGGAAAGACTATCCTAAAGAATTTAAAGAAAAATGGCATCCTTATATAGATGAAGAGTTTAAAAGGAGAGATGAGGGATTTTGGTTTAAAAATAAAAATATTAATACTTATCTTACTGGTACTCATTATACATATTTGCAATGGAGTAAAATTGATGTTGGGGCACCAGACTTTAGGGAAGCAAATAGATTATTCTTTATATTCTGGGAAGCTTGTAAAGCAGATACTAGGTGTTACGGAATCTGTTACCTTAAAAATCGTAGATCAGGATTTTCTTTTATGGCCTCGGGGGAGGTAGTTAATTTAGCTACCCTAGCAAGTGATTCAAGATATGGTATATTATCTAAAACTGGACCTGATGCTAAAAAGATGTTTACTGATAAGGTTGTTCCTATATCAGTTAACTATCCATTCTTTTTTAAACCGATTCAAGATGGTATGGATCGACCTAAAACAGAACTAGCATATAGAGTGCCAGCTTCTAAATTTACTAGAAGAAAGATAGAATTAGGTATTAAAGAAGAAGAATTAGAAGGTCTTGATACAACTATTGACTGGAAAAATACTGGTGATAATAGTTATGATGGTGAAAAATTACAATTATTAGTACATGATGAATCTGGTAAATGGGAAAGGCCAACTAATATTTTAAATAATTGGCGAGTTACAAAAACTACATTAAGACTTGGTAGTAGAATTATTGGTAAATGCATGATGGGCTCTACTAGCAATGCTTTAGATAAAGGAGGTGATAACTTTAAAAAATTATATAATGATTCAGATATTACAAAAAGAAACGCCAACGGACAAACTCGTTCAGGACTCTATTCTTTGTTCATACCTATGGAATGGAACTACGAAGGATACATCGATTCTTATGGATTACCTGTATTCGAAACCCCCAAGGCACCTAGTTTTGGACCGCATGGCGGAAGAATTAAAATTGGGGTTATTGACTACTGGCAAAATGAAGTAGAAGGATTAAAAGATGATGCTGATGGTTTAAATGAATTTTATCGTCAATTCCCGCGTACAGAAAAGCATGCGTTTAGAGACGAAACTAAAGAGTCTTTATTTAATTTAACTAGAATCTATGAACAAATAGATTGGAATGAAGATATAAATTATAGTAATATAATTACTAAAGGAAATTTTATATGGGAAGATAGTGTCCGAGATAGTCGTGTATTATTTATGCCAAATCCAAAAGGAAAATTTTATATTTCTTGGTTACCCCCTAAAAATCTTCAAAACAGTGTAATTATAAAAAGAGGAATGAAATATCCTGGTAATAAACATCTTGGCGCATTTGGTTGCGACCCTTATGATATATCAGGACAAATCATTTCTTTTTAGAATATATAGCTAGACCACAAACGGCTGAAATATTTTTTGAAGATGTGCTTATGGCACTAATCTTCTATGGAATGCCTATCTTAGCGGAAAATAACAAACCTAGACTTTTGTATTATTTACGTCGCAGAGGATATAGGCATTTTTCTATTAATAGGCCTGATAAAGCTTTAACTAAATTATCAGTAACAGAAAGAGAAATTGGTGGTATACCTAATTCAAGTGAAGATATAAAACAAGCTCATGCCGCAGCTATTGAAACTTATATTGAAACCTTTGTTGGGAATTTAGGAGAAACATATGGAGATTTATATTTTCAAAGAACTTTAGAAGATTGGGCAAGATTTAATATAAATAATAGAACATCACATGATGCGTCTATTAGTTCTGGACTAGCTTTAATGGCATGTAATCAACATCGATACAGGCCTCATGCTAAAATAGAAAAACAAGATGTTCTTTTAAATTTTGCAAAATATGATAATAGTACAGGAAAAAATTTATCAAAATTAATAAAATAAATGATAACAACTAATTATAATAGTAGCTTTCCCAGTCAGGTAGTACCTGATGAAGAAAAGGCGTCGGTAGAATATGGAACGTTAGTGGGCAGAGCTATTGAAAATGAATGGTTTAGAAATACTCGAGGTGGTGGAGATAGATTTATTGTTAATTTTAATCAATTTCATACTCGTAGATTATATGCGCGTGGGGAACAACCTATACAAAAATATAAAGACGAATTAGCTATTAATGGCGATTTATCTTATCTTAATTTAGATTGGAAACCAGTTCCTATTATATCTAAATTTGTAGATATAGTAGTTAATGGAATGTCTCAAAGAAATTATGAAATAAAATCTTATGCTCAAGATCCAGAATCTCAAAAGAAAAGAACTACTTATGCAGAAACTCTTTTAAGAGATATGAATGCCAGAAGTTTTATTGAAATGATACAAAAAGATACTGGTATAAATATGTTTCAAACCGCAAATCCAGACCAATTACCAGAAAATAAAGAAGAATTAAGTTTACACATGCAACTTAGTTATAAGCAAAGTATTGAAATAGCAGAAGAAGAAGCTATTGCAAATGTATTAGCTAATAATAAATATCATGAAATAAAAAAGAGATTATTATATGATTTAGTAGTATTAGGCATGGCATGTTCTAAAACTAATTATAATAATTCTAATGGTATTATAATTGATTATGTAGATCCTGCTAATTTAGTACATTCTTATACAGAAGATCCAAATTTTGAAGATGTATATTATGTAGGAGAAGTTAAATCTATTAGTATTGCAGAATTAGCTAAACAATTTCCTGATTTAACTGTAGAGGAAATGGATAAAATCCAAAAGTTTCCTGGTACACAAAATTATTTAAGAAATTGGAATGAAGACCCTGATATAATTCAACTTTTATATTTTGAATATAAAACTTATTCAGAACAAGTTTGGAAAATAAAACAAACAGATCAAGGGTTACAGAAATCTCTTGAAAAAACAGATTTCTTTGATCCACCACCAAGTGATAAATATGATAAGGTAAGTAGGAAAATTGAAGTATTATATTCGGGGGTTAAAGTTTTAGGTATTGAAAATATGCTAGAATGGAAAATGGCTGAAAATATGACACGTCCTGCAGCTGATACAACTAAATGTCGAATGAATTATGTTATTACTGCACCTAGACTTTATAGAGGAAGAGTAGAATCAATTGTAAGTAGAATAACAGGTTTTGCAGATATGATTCAATTAACTCATTTAAAGTTACAACAAGTAATATCCCGTATGGTTCCAGATGAAGTATTTGTAGATGTAGATGGATTAGCAGAAGTAGATTTAGGTAATGGAACTAATTATAATCCTCAGGAAGCATTGAATATGTATTTTCAAACTGGTTCTATTGTAGGGAGATCACAAACACAAGATGGTGATCCAAATAGAGGTATGGTCCCAATTCAAGAATTACAGACCTCAGCTTCTCAGGCAAAAATTTCTTCTTTAATTAATACATATCAATATTATTTACAATTAATAAGAGATGTGACCGGACTAAATGAAGCTAGAGATGCTAGTAACCCAGATCAATATGCTCTAGTTGGTTTACAAAAATTAGCTGCGGCAGCATCTAATGTAGCTACGCGCCATATATTACAAAGTATGTTATATATGAGTGTAAGAATAGCAGAAAATATTTCTTTACGTATTGCTGATGTATTAGATTATGCTTTAACAGCTGAGTCTTTAACTAATGCAATTAGTAGATTTAATACTGGTTCATTAGAAGAAATGAAAAACCTTAACTTATTTAATTTTGGTATTTATTTAGAATTAGAACCTGATGAAGAAGAAAAAGCAGTATTAGAAGGTAATATTCAAATGGCTCTTCAACAGCAAAGTATTAATTTAGAAGATGCAATTGATATTAGGCAAATTAAAAATTTAAAATTAGCTAATCAATTACTTAAATTAAAACGTAAAGAAAAAGAAGTAAAAGACCAACAAATACAACAAGCTAATATTCAGGCTCAATCACAGGCTAATGCCCAAGCAGCCGAACAATCTGCAATGTATGAAGTTCAAAAACAAGAAGCATTAGCACAAAAAGAACTTCAAATAAAACAAGGTGAATCTCAATTAGAAATTCAAAAATTAGAAAAGGAAGCTCAAATCAAAAAAGAATTGATGGAGATAGAGTTTCAATATCAATTAAGATTAGCAGGAATGCAAAAGGAAAATGAGTCATCTAAAGAAAAATATATCGAAGATAGAAAAGACAAGCGTACTCAAATTCAAGCAACTCAACAGAGTGAAATGATTTCGCAACGTCAAAATGATTTATTACCGAAAAATTTTGAATCACAAAACGATGGATTATCAGGATTAAATTTAGAACAATTTATGCCTAGATAATTATTTTATTAATTTTATAATATTTTATTATGTCAAATACAACAAAAGAGGTAACCAAAGTAAAGGTGCCTAAAAAAACACTTAATACTGAACCGGAAGTTATTAAGGTAGATTTATCAAAACCTCCGGTAAAAAAAGAAGTTAAATCAAAGGTTCAAGACCCAGTAGAAAACGTTAAAAATGCCATTCAAGAGTCGAAGTCAATTGATATGGATGCTCATCAACCGCCCAAAGATGTACAGAAGGTGGAAATCAGAAACATCGAGCAACCAGATGAAAAACCTACCAAACAAAGTAAAGAAGAAGTAAAGGTAGAAGAAGTAAAAGTAGAAGATGTACTTGAAGAAATAAAGGTTGATGAAAAGAAACCTGAACCGGTTAAAACTAAAGTTAAAGAACCAATTAAACAAAATATACCTCAAAGAAAATTACCTGAAAATGTTGAGAAACTTATTAGTTTCATGGAAGAAACAGGTGGTAATGTAGAGGATTATGTAAGACTCAATGCAGATTATTCAAATGTGAATGAAGATGTATTATTACACGAGTATTACTTTAAAACAAAACCTCATTTAAATAACGAAGAAGTTAACTTCATTATGGAAGAAAACTTTAAATTTGATAATGAGATTGACGATGAGCGAGACGTCAAACGAAAAAAACTCGCTAAAAAGGAAGAGATTGCAAAGGCAAAGAACTTTTTAGAAGATCTTAAGGTTAAATATTACGACGAAATCAAGTTGAGACCCGGCGTTACCCAAGAACAACAGAAGGCAACAGACTTTTTCAATCGCTATCAGGAGAATCAGGAAATAGGACAGCAACAACATGATAGGTTTTTAGATGACACTAAAAATCTTTTATCTGACGAATTCAAAGGTTTTGAATATAATGTCGGAGACAAAAGATTTAGGTATAAAGTTAAAAATCCGTTGGAGTTGGCTGATAATCAAAAGGACATTAGTACTTTCACTCAAAAGTTCTTGGATAAGGAAGGTAATGTTACAGATACCTTAGGTTATCATAAAGCTATTTATTCTGCAAATAATTCTGACCAAATTGCACAACATTTTTATGAGCAAGGCAAAGCCGATGCAACTAGAAATATAGTGGCAACTTCTAAAAATATTGACTCCTCTCTTAGAGAAAATAAATCTGGAGATGTTAATGTTGGAGGAATGAAGGTTAAAGTTATTAGTGGTGAAGATTCTTCGAGACTTAGAATAAAAACACGTAAATTTTAACAAACAAAAATTAATTTGAAATGGGAGTATTAACACCTCAATTTGGTAGTATAGTACCTTCTCAAACTCAACAAGTCCTTAACACAAACTATTTACAATTTGACGGCGCAGCAGGTGGAAACTTTGCTCAGCAATATTTACCTGAGGTATATGAAGCTGAAGTCGAAAGATATGGTAATAGAACGTTAGGAGGTTTCTTGAGAATGGTTGGAGCTGAATTACCAATGACAAGCGACCAAGTAATCTGGTCTGAACAAAATAGATTACACATTTCATATGACCAATGTACACTTACAGGTGTAGATACAATTGATATTGATCTACCAATTACTGCAGGTGTAAATAATGTTATTACTCATAACATGACAGTGGTTATTATGGACCCTTTAAACCCAGCTGCTACAGTTAAAGCATTCGTTGCGAGTGTAGTAGGTACGGTTTTAACAGCATATCCATATCAGCAAGCAAGCTTACAAGCGGCTTTCGGTGCTGGTGCTGCAGGACTTAAAAC